TTCTCTGTTGCTTGTGGGACTTCGCCAAGCTCTGTAGAGTCTTCCTTTGTTGGATCCGTATAATAATCATCAAGCATTTCTTCATAGCTCTCAAGATAGTTATAGTATGGAGCCTCTTGTTGGACAAATTGGTAGATTCCATATAGAGTATAATCAAAACGATTCTTTTGTGGATTATCAGATTCGCAAATTAGCCCCTCAATAGAGCCATAAATATTTCCACCACGAACTGTGCCGAATTGAACGAGACCCTTTGTATTCATAAACTCAAAAAATCGGTCTTGCGCTGAATAAACTGAGTCGGATGGCTCTTTCTTAGCAAATGTGACAATCTTATTTTTCTTTGGCATCACGACAATATCAATCTCTTTGTGATCGAAAATCATAATATTTCCGTCAAGTGATCTTCTAGCTTGAAGTTCGATATCAAATCTATCTTTCTGTTCCTGACCGATAGTGACCGTCATGAGTGCCATTATTCTTCAATCTCCTTTGCAAGATTTTGGATCTTGAGGACATCATGGATAAACTTGTTATCAATGTCCCTTTGTTTAAACCCATCAATAACATCAAGAACCTTTTGTGTCCCCTCTAGGATTGCTTCATCTTGCTTGACTTCTGCAAGCTGAGTTGAACTCTCAACGACTTCACGCAAGCGACCAATCTCTTCGCTCAAGAAAGCCTTGAGATCGATGCCGTTATCAGAGAAAGATCCGATATAATGCTTGAGAAGTTCTTTTTGCTCGGAGAGAAGAGATTCGCCATACTTTTCATTAAACTTCTTGACAAACGTCTTGTATGTCAAGTTGTCGATTGGCTTAATTGATTCTCTTTCTCTTGCTTCACCGGAGAGCATATTTTCAATGACTTGATTTTCAAGAAGAACTCTTTGCTTTGCCTTTGTTCTTGGGTGAAAAATCTGGAAGACTGTTGCTAGATCTTTATAGTTCGGAACGAAGTTGTTGAAAACTTCTGGTGAGACTTCTTTGTTAATGAGATCAATGACTTCGCTTTGCTTTTCGAAAAGAACTTTGTGATTAATCGACATCTTAATCATTCTTGCTTCAAAGATAAGCTTTTCTGCTGTTTTCTTATCGAGATCTTTTGACTCAAGAATAGTCTTGTATGCTTCAAGATCCTTTGCAAGAAGAGTTCTTCCCTTAAAGTTCTCTCTAATAATCTTAACAATCTTCTTTTGCTTTGGCTTATCTTGAGCGACAACAGCTTTTGTCAACTCTCGAATCAAAGCTTCAAAGATAAAAGCAGTATTACGCTTTTTATTGTGCTTCATTTTCATTTATTTCAGTCTCCGATTTTTCTAGATCAGCAATCAAGTCTCGAATTTCAGTCGATACTTCAAATAGTAGCTTTTCATCGCTGTCGTAAGTAGTTTGTTGTGATTCGTAAATTCCACGAGATAGTTGTTTCATATCCGAATATCCTGAAACAATATCTTTTGGTTTTGGAATCGCAATGTTTGTGTAATTCTGAATTCTGCCGTTTCTACCATCTCCGCCTCGCTTAGTAGTAGAAACATACTTTTTGCCTTTTGCTCGCTTACCCTGAGAGTTTTTGGTTGTTTTACGATCCCTATCGTCTCTCTTCGCGGGAGCGGCGAGAAGTGGACCTTCTTCTTCTCCACCTTCTTCTCCTCCAAGATCCAAGTCTCCAGCGCCTTCCCCGCCAGCTTCTTCCCCTCCAAGATCCAAGTCTCCAGCGCCTTCATCACCTAATCCCTCGGCTCCACCAAGGTCTTCTTCTCCAAGATCTGTACCGATAGCTTCATTGAATTCAGCAGTTGCTGCTTCCGCTACTGCGCCAAGCTCTGCCTCAAACCTACGATCATGGAACATCTCTCTTTGATTTCGAACAAACTCTTCCTCTGAAAGATTAAAGATGTTCTTAGAAATCCAACGACGAGAGAAGAAGTTCTCTGTTGCGCCACCTGCGATTTCAAACTTGGTTTTCCACTCTTCAAGATCTTGAAGTTCGGCAATCTTCGAAGGATTATTAAGGCGAAGCTTGAAGCTGACCAAATCATCACCTCTAAATCCAAGAGTATAAAGGTGAACAATACCAATCTTTTCCATTTCCGCAATGACTGATCTCTGAAGCCTTTGGATTGTTCTTGCGAAACGAACGTCTTTTTGAGCCAAAGTTGTTTTATCTTCTTGTGCCTCGGAATCACTCGACAAATAAGCAGACGGAATCTTCAAAGCCGAGAACATCTTGTCTCTGAGATACTTAACATCATCGATATCGCCAGTAAACTGACCACCAGCAAGCGTATCGATTCTTGAAGATTCTCCGCCTCGAACTGGAATGAAATAATCTTCTTCAACATTTAGCGGGTTATATCGAAGATCGACGCGACCTGTGCTGGCATCAACAACTTGATTACGCTTCATAGATGTGATTGTTTTTTGAACAAACTGCTCAACGTCCTGCGGCGCGATAGATCCAACGTCAATATAAAAGACTCGCCTTTCAGAAGAACGAACGATACGATAAGCCATCATTGCGTCTTCCATAAGAACTAACTGTCTCCAAATTCTACGAGCAGGGTCGAGAACCGAGGATCCGTATGGGGCATACTTGTCGTTTCCGAGAATTCTAAAATGTGCAATTTGCCAGTTTTCAAAAGTCATTCCAGCAGAGTTCCACTGATACTGGACATAATTTGGATTTGTGGGATCTTCTCCTTCAAGTCTTTCAACTTCTCTGAGAGGAATAGGGATAACAGACTTAACACCGATTCTATCATCAATATCCAAATAAAGAACGAAATCTCCGTTCTTGCACATCGAACGACACCAACCAAAAAGATTGTGCTCAACATTAAGAACATTCATATAGAGCGAATGAAGGACTGCCCTAATCTCTTCGTTTGGACAATCAATACGAAGCATAGGGCTCAAGGAAGAATGGGTTGTCATTTCGTCTGCATAAATATCAAGAGCAGAAGCAATCTCTGGCATATATTCCATTTGGTCATAATCAATATATCTTTCAGATCTATTCTGATTAGACATAATCTTGCTCTGCATAACGTCAAACGGGCTGTATGCAGCTTTCTTAAATTGTTGCCCAGAAGCAGATCTAAACTGAGTAGCATACTTATCCAGTTCTACTCTCTTGATTCTTCTGTTTGTTTGGGTTCTCCAGTTTGTAATTGGTCCGGAGAAAAGTCTCGTCAAACGACGAAACAACTCAGACTGAGGATTATTTGGATTATTCTTATTGTCTGCCATTATTTATCCTTTGATTAACCAAGAGTATTGTTTGTATTGCTCTTGTTGTTTAAACATTTTATCTTCTAATGCTTCGCTTTTTTTATACCCTTGTTGTCCGGGTATCGTAGTATTAATCTTTGTATTCACTTTTACCATAGATGTCAAGCAAGCTTTCTTATATTCTTGTTCCCTAGAATTTACAGTGAGTGCCGTATCTCTGACCCAACATCCGATGGCTAGAGCCATGATCAGGTCATCGTTATAGCCCCTCATTGATTGAGGCTTGCCGTTTTTCCAAATGAAAGTTCTCAGTTCGTTAGTAAAACGCACAGAGTTTATTTTAATTAGTTTGTTTCTGATGAATTCTTCTAGTTTTGCGACAATCAATGGTCTTGTCTTTGACGAGGTTGTGAACCCAGGGACAGCACCAGAATGATTTTCGCCTTGATGACTTTCAACAAACTCGTGAGTTGACTTGATGGAATAATAAATGTTTGGATATCCAAGGTCTGTCAATTTCTCCAAAACTGAAATACCGATACCCACATTCTCAACAACAAGAAGACAATTTCCATATTCTTTTCCAGTTGAGTTAAGAATGTCAGCGTATAAATCCAGGCTTGGTTTACCTTGATATTCGGCAACCACTTCCATGGTTTCTAGTTTTATAACATGGAAAACAGAAAAGTCTGCACCGTCACCTCGCGCCACGTCAGCAACAAGTAAGTAAGTGTTCTCATTATTGTATTGCTCCCAAATCCAAAGGTTTCTATCAAATCCAGTTCTATATTTTGGTTCTGATACTTGCTGTTCAAGATAAGTGATATCTTCTGGGTGGATAACACTATCACCGGAAGTATTGAAGTTGCATTCAAGCTCTTGGGCGATTTCCCTTCGAGACATGTTTCTGGTTTCTCGTTCGAACCATTCTTGATCTCGTTCTGGGTGAATGTTCCACGGGAGGATTACCGGATGGAAATCATTTGCTGACTCCTCTGCTTCAACATAAGTTTTGTGAAACCAGTTACCAACACCGTTTGGTGTGCTCAGAGCAATACAACGACCACCGGTAGAAATTGTAGGATAAAGACCGGCCCACAACTCTTCAAGGTTGTCAATGTGGGCAGCCTCGTCAAGCACCAGGAGGGAAAGGGCTTCAGAACGTCCAGCGTCCCCTGAAGTGCTCGCAGCCTTGATTTGAGAGCCGTTTGAGAGTTCAAACGAGGCACGGTTGTCAATTGATATCTCGGCTAATACGAGCCATTCTGGAAGGTTTTTCATAATAGCCTTAACCTTCTTGACCAAGTTTGCTGCTGTCGCGAACTTTGTAGCCATAACCAAGATATTCTTATCTCGATAGAAAAGCATCAGCCAAACAATATAGGCTGCGGCGATTGTAGAAATACCAAGCTGACGAGCTTTTAGGATAACTGTAAATCGATAATCGTTGAAATCTTGCAGCAAGTCCGCTTGATACGGATAGGTCTTAAAGGGAATTAGTCCCTTAATAGGATGCGAAATTCTCGCATAATTGTTTGTAAAGTAAACCGGGTCTTTACCGCATTTGACGATTTCTTTTACTATCTCTTTTTTGGATAGCTTATAAGACATTCTTCCTTCTTATTCGAATGAGCCCTCTTTCAAGAACTTCTGAAATTTAACATCCATTGGATTAGTAACTGCTTCTCCAAGTGTGTCGACTTGTGTCAACTGGGCAACCTTGAAAAGTCTGTGAGCCATAACGAATGTTCTAACACGACTTGTGTTCTGAACGATACAAGTGCATTCACCTTCTGGTGTGAGGGTGAGGGCGCTGCCTGTGATTGCTCTGTATTCTTTTGTGAGGAAGTTTGCGATTTGTTGAAGCTTTAGCTCGCATTCTTCTTCAAACTTTCCTGCGTAAACATCCTTGAGGCGAACGTTTGCTTCGTAGTTGATCTGAAGCATGTTGCCGATAAGCTTAACACCGAAGCCATCGGAGACTCTTGAGTCAATGATTGGGCAGCCTTCTTCTCTAGCCAAACCAATCTTCTTTGGTTCGCCGTCGACAAAGCGCTCATCGTGAGCACCATCGTAAGCATTTGCTGCCGCTTGTGAAATTCCTTGAATGATTTCTAGTGTTGTAGCCATTTATTTATCTCCTGGTCTCCATCCGGTTTTCCACCGTTCTTCTCGACCTTCAACCCACTGAATGTAGCATTTAAAGCAACAATCAAACTTTGTCATATACACATCATCACGCAAACTGAACGAATATGTGTGACACGTAGGACAAACCCTGTTGTTATCCTTATTAATTAGTTTTTTTGATACTAAAACACCATCAATTTCTACCTTTTCATCTCGCTCTGCTTGGCGAAGCTCTTTTTGGTATAAATCCTTGATTTGTTTTTGGTATTCTTTCTCTTTTTCATCATCCCAATCTGCTTTGGGGTGCTTTATTGCTTCTTTGCCATATTTCTTTGAAATGGCGATTTCGTATTTAGCAATTTCGTTTAAATCTTTCTTCATTGACTCACCTGGTTTACTGCATAGACTATACTAATTGTTCCTACTGTGCCTGCTGCGAATCCTCCAATGATTGCCCAAGCAACAGCGTTTCTTCCTGGCTTTTTCTTAATAATATCGTTTAGTTTCTCGATTTCTTTTGTCTTTGCCTCAATAATGGCTTTGTCTCTTTCTTTTTGAGCATCGAATGTAATCTGGAGTTGTTCGATTTTCAACTTAAACTCTGTTTCTTGCTTATTGAGTTCAAACTTTTTGTCAAGTTCGCATTTCTGCTTCAAAAACTCGTCGTTTGCCAAGATTTCAGCAACAGCATCTTCGTTTAAAAGCATTCCATCGAACGGGCAGATGTTTCCTCTCTCAACAAAAGTAAATTTGCCATCGTCAGCAAAAGAAGTCACCGACAACATAAGGAATATAGCACACTTTAATAGATTAGTCAACATATTTTATTCCAAATCTTTGTTCAAGTTCATTAATAATCTTTTTTGGCTCGTTCTTGAAGTCATTTTTGAACTCTTCTTTCTTTTCTTCTTTGCTTTTCTCCAACTCTTCGCTGGCTTCAGTGTATTTCTTGTTTAAATCTTCGATTTCTTTTTGATAGTTCAAGATTGCTTCTTCTTTTCTTCTCAACTCTTCTTCGTGAATTTCTTGGAGTTTCTGGATTTGCTCTTCATAGCTTTCAGACATCGCATCCATACTCTTTTTGAGAGAAGCATAATCGTTTCTCGTCAAAAGAATGAAAGCTAAAGCAATAACGAGGCACACCCCTTGCCAGTTTTTGGTAAGGAATGTGCCAATTGTTTTTGCTAAGCTGGCAAAATCAATATTAATCATTATCCGTTCTTAAGTTTGACGATAGCATCAATAACAGATTGACCACCGATGTAAAGAGCACTGAGGTATAGCCAATGCTCGGACTCAATGTTCGCATTAAACATAAGAAGTGTTGCGACAATCCAAACTGTAAGCTTGCGAGAGATAACCTTTTCAAGTGTTCTATCGACAGCAGCCATTGTTACTGCGGTTGCCTTTTCTGTTGCCTTTCTAATGTGTTCAGTCATTTTATAGACCTCCTTGGCAATAAATAGTCTTACCAAAGGAAAACCCCCAAGCGATGGTTGGTCGCTGTCTTATGGAAGACCAAGAAGCTGCTTTAAGGTCGTAAGGAATTGCTCACTATTACCAGAAGAAGCAGCCGCTTGCACAAGAGCATTACTAACTTGCTCTTCCGCAGACAATCTAGACTCATGGTCCGAAACAGAACTGCTTAATGAAGACAAATCTTCTCCTATTGTGTAAGGTAAGTTCATTTCTTGGATAGACCCAGACTCATCGTTAACCACCATTACCATTCTGTTATTTGCGTGGTCGCTGGCGAACATGTAAGAAGCGAAATTATCACCATTAATAGCTGTGCCAGCAACCATAGATCCAGTTTCTGCAACACTAAGTGGAGGAGCAATTGCATTCCATCCTTCGTTATGACTAAAACGCCCAATTTGTCCATATCCATAATTTGATGAAACACCTGAATTTGTGCGACATGCCTCAAATACATATCTTGTTCCGTTTCTACTGGTGTAACTCCAAGTTTCAGTTGCTTCAACAGTAATTTTGGCTGCTGTTCTTGGTCCTTGATTGTTTGCATATCCTCCAAATTCAAATTGACCAAGGTTTTGCCCAGAAAATGGGCGTTTGCCGCCTACGGAAGTGGCATCGTAAGAGTCAACTGATGCATACATTTGAAGAATTGATGTTCCGCCCCAAGAAATCAAACGTACAAGAGCATCTGCGCCATCAGCATTGGTGCCGCCCTGAGTTCCGTCTCCTATTGCATGTGCCGAGATGAGAGGCATATATTCTTCTGTAATAGTATCATAATCGCCCTCACTCATTTCTCTTTCAACATGAAGCACTCCTCGGCGACCTATATCAAAATTTGTAAGCGGACTTGGGAATGCAGTATCATCACGATTATGATCATTTGCTTGTCTAATAGTAACACGAGGCGCACCATCCCAAGAACTAGATAAATCAACCATGAACATTGGAGAAGCATCACCAGCATTGTAGATAGCGAATGGGATATCAGAAGAGCCAGAAATTGTGACTGCCGTTGTTGTCAAGGAGGAGCCACCTGATGAAATATTCTCAGGAGCAACTTTCTTTAATGAACCATCAGTATTATCCAAGATAAGCAACCTATCATTAGTAGCATCAACTTCTGTTATTTCTACTTGCTCGCTTATTACTTCTGAACTAAGTTCATCAACCTTAACAGCACCTGTTCCAATATCATCTTCTGTGACGGATCCGTCTTTAATTTGCTCTCCGCCGATTCTTGTACGGTTTGACATACCCAACCTCCAAACTGTAATAAATAGTCTCACAAACAAGAAACCCCCCCTGGAGGTGTCCAGGGGAGGCTGCTATTATCTTAGCCGTTTATCTTAGGTTGGCCAAGAGACTTGTGTCTTAAGTCTGTTCAACAAGTCATTACCATCGGTTGCGGCATTGACTGCATCACGGATTTGTTCGATGATGCTCTCATTGGAAGCGATTGTCGTGCTGTTCGCAGAAATGTTAGAAGCATTTGTCGAAACAGAACCGCTAAGTGTTGACAACTCACTATTGAGTGTCTGAACATCATCGCCAATTGAGTATGGCAAGCTGATTGTTTGAATGGTTGTATCTGGTTCTTTGACATACATAATCATTCTGCCATTACTATGATCAGCGGCGAACATGTAAGATGCCCAGCCATCATTTGTCTGATTAGCATTGAGTACGAGCATAGAGCTTGTATCAGCATAAGCAACAGGAGGAGCAATAGCATTGAATCCTCTATTGTGGCTCATTTGAACGATGTGATCAATGCCGCCTTGGGAATATCCGTTGCCTGAACCTTCGCGAGTACTTCTAAACTGGAAGATTGTTCCGTTTGTATTGGTGTATGACCAAGTTTCGGCTGCAACAACACGCATCCATGCTGCTGGGAGTGGTCCCTGGTTTGTCGCATAACCACCCATCTCAATCGCACCAAGTGTCTGTCCGGAAAGTGGGCGCTTTCCTCCGATAGCAGTTGCGTCATAAGTATCAGCAGAAGCATACAATTGGATTTTTGAATCGCCGCCCCAAGAAACCAAGCGAACGATTGCATCACCACCAGTTGCTGACGAGCCGCCCGAGGTGCCATCACCGATTGCGAATGCTGAGATGAGAGGCATGTTTTCTTCTGTGGAAGAATCATAATCGTCCTCACTCATTTCCCTTTCAACGTGGAATACACCGCGAACAGCGGCATCAGTGTTGGCCGTTGCTGGAAAAGCAGTATCTTCCTGTCCGTGGTCATTTGCTTGTCTAATGGTAACGCGAGGGGCACCATCCCAAGAACTAGACGAGTCAACCATGAACAATGGAGATGTGTCGCCAGCGTTGTAAATCGCAAATGGAATGTCAGAAGAGCCTGAGATTGTGACCGCTGTGGTTGTCAAGCTTGTTGCCAAGGAAGTAGCCAAGGAAGTATCGGCAGAAGCAAACGCTGTCGCCAAAGAGGAGTCAGCAGTTCCGCGAGCAGCTTCTTCGGTAGAAACTCTTGTTGTCAAGGAAGTATCAGCAGATGCGAATGCTGTCGCCAAAGAAGAGTCGGCAGTTGCGCGGGCGGATTCTTCGGTGGAGACTCTGGTTGTCAAGGAAGAGTCACCAGCGATACGAGAGCCTTGCTCGGAAGAGACTGCGGAATCGGAATCTGCTTCATTTTGGTCAACATCGGACTGAAGTGCGGAGATGACTGTTTCGATAGAAGAGACATCAGAAGCACGAGAGGATGCTTCACCGGAGATAGAAGTTGCCAAGGAAGAATCAGCAGTAGATCTGGAAGATGCTTCGCCAGAAAGTGCTGTATCAAGGGAACTAATATCTGCGTTTGTAGCAGAGATTTCCGCATTGAGGTTGGAAACAACAGAAGCAACTGCGTTATCGCCGTCGGTATCAACTGCGTTAATCAAGGAAACAACTTCAACGAATGTGTCCTTATCTGCGTCAGCAGAAGCGAGGATTGCATCAACGCGAACCTTCTCGGTGGAGACTGCTGCGGAGATAAGTGCATCAACAGAGGCGCGAGCGGTTTCTTCTGCTGCGACTCTTGTTGTCAAGGATCCCGCTGCTGCTGTAAGAGTAGAATCCGCTGCGGAACGAGTTGTTTCTTCGGATGCCAATCTTGTTGTCAAGGAAGCGTCTGCTGTGGAGCGTGTCGCTTCTTCTGTGGAGATTCTTGTTGCGAGAGAAGAAGAAGCTGTCTCTTCTGCTCCGATTCTTGTTGCCAAGGAAGAATCTGCATTTGCGCGGGTGACTTCTTCGGAAGAAATTCTTGTTGTGAGAGAGGAGGAAGAACCTTCTTCTGCTCCAATTCTTGTAGAAAGAGAACTAACAGAATTGGAAAGACCAGTGTCAACGTCAGCCAAAGAGGAGACTGCTGTAGATCTACCGACTTCTTCTGTAGAAACTCGTGTTGTAAGGGAAGAATCTGCGTTTGCGCGTGTTGCTTCTTCTGCGGAAACTCTTGTTGAAAGAGAGGAAGAAGCTGTCTCTTCTGTTCCGATTCTTGTAGAAAGAGAGTTGATAGAATTAGAGAGACCAGTATCAACGTCTGCCAAGGAAGAGTCCGCTGTTGCGCGATTGACTTCTTCTGTGGAGATTCTTGTTGTAAGAGAAGAAACTGCTGTACCGCGTGTTGCTTCTTCTGTAGAAACCCTTGCTGTCAAAGAAGTATCGGCTGTGCCGCGAGTTGCTTCTTCTGTAGACAATCTTGTTTGAAGCGAAGAGTCAGCGTTTTCAAGAACACCAACTGCACCGCCAGAAAGAGATCCGAGGACAGTATAAACTTGAGAGCCGCCAGAGACAATAGAGTCTGGTGAGTTTGTGTCGTCAGAAAGGTCACCATCGATATAAAGTGGACCAGTTCTTGGGTAAAGATAAGCAACGTGGCTATCTTCAGAAGTTTGCATGAAGAATGCTGTGTAGCTTCCCCAAGCGAATGTGAAAGAAGTTGGGAAGTTGCCAGAAGAGAAAGCCTTTACAGAAGTCCAAGTGCCGTCACTGCTCTTAAACCAAGCTGTATAAGCCTTATCTGTGTTGATGTAGAGACCGGTTTGACCTGACTCTTTGACGGCACCGACTGTTACATTATCGGTTGGTGCCGCCGAACCGATAACTTCTGTGTCACTACCTAAGACGACGGTAATGTTAGAGCTAAAATCTGCCATTTATTA